GATGTATTATCAAGAAGAAGGTCGCCAATCATACCATCAACTTCAAAATCACTACCAAACTCTAAAGCAAGTGTATCACCAAGAATACTCTCTTGAGTTACATTACTAATAAACGATATTCCATTAGTACTATCGCCGGTGCGGTTTGGTTTTACATCAATTTTAACTTCAGTTTTCTTAATGACTCTAAGGTCGTAGGTATCTGTAGAATAAGTTTCTTTTTCCTCTTGGACAATTATTTCACCATCTTCTCCATGTAAGAAACCACCAACGGAATCTTCCATAGCAATATGGTATGCTGGATTCTCAAATACTTGATGTCTTCTTCTTTTGACCTCATCAAAGAGAACCTCAAATGTAGATGCAAGAATTGGACTGAAGGTATTTGTATCTGCAACGTACTCATCACCAAGTGTTGCACCAGTTGGTGTTGAGATACCAGCATACACAGTAGTAGATGACTTAACCTTACTGAATACATTAAATCCAGATGGGTGTACAGATTTCTTTAGTGGGTTAAGATATGAACCAGAACCAGATGCAGTTTGAACTTCGTATGAGAACTGCTGATAATATAGAGAGTCTTGAATACGAATAAGGTCTTCACCAATAAGACTTTCAATGTCTGGATATCTACCAAACCTATCAGCCTTCATACCAACGTTAAATGTTCCTTTTGCAATGTCTGCATTTACAATTGTTGCACTTGCAGAAGCAGTTGTGATTGAAACATCTTTACCAGAGAAATCAATTGCATCTTCATACACAAGATAGTCACCAGTGTCAAAAGTGCCTGTTGGGTCTGTACCATCAAGAACAATATTATCAAAGGTTCCATCTTCACTAACAATTCTTTCGATATCAGAAAAAGATGCAGTTAGAACTTGTGTGCCAGACTCAAATGCACGAACTGTTCCTGCGTGACTTGTCAGGACATCATCAACATTAAAGGTTCCACTTATATCCTTAACGACAAAGTTTGCACGGAACTCAGCAACGGGTGCAACCTGATAATCAAACCCAACTGTTCTTAGATTTACATCTTCAATTCTACCAATGTCACTTGTTGTCGCAAGAAGTTTTGCACCACTACCAAATTTTGAAGTAATCGTGATAGTAGGAAGTTTGGAATATCCAAATCCACCGTCCTGTAGAAATACTTTTGTGATATCACCAGAACCAGACTCCAGAATAAATGTGTCATCATCTCTTTTTGACACATCCACTCTTTCTTCAAAGATAGAGGCCTCTGCTTGAATTCTGTTACCAAGTGCTGCCTCTGTGTTGATACCACCAACCTCTACTGCGGCATTACCAGATTCAAAGAATAGTTCTCCACCATCCTCTTGTACGATATTGAAATACTCAACCTCTCTATTGGTTGCACCTTCTTGAAGAAGTGTCTCACCGTCCTCAAGAAGAATAGAACCATGAATAACTGCGACACGAGCAACGGCAGACTGAACAAGTCCTGATTCTAATATATTATCAGTAAATGTTAGAACATCACCAAGTTCGTAATCTGTACCCGCATCATCTACCTCAACACCACTAATAGAACCAGTTTCAACTCGACCTACAACAGCATCAACATCACCACTACCAATTACTGTATCTGTCTCAACATCAATTACGTCATTGGTGGAATAAAGAATACCATCATTAGATACTGTTGCAGAACTTACAATTTGTCGTATGTTATATTTGTAGACTACATCAACAACACCAGAGACACCCCGTATCTCCTCATCCTTTGTAAACGTCCCGTTAATATCACCAACAGTAATCTCTACAATTGTGGATGCATCTGATGGATCAGAAAATGTTGTACAAGCTTCAACTCTTGCAGTTGCACCAGATGTTTGTCCAGTAATAGTTTGTCCTTCTAGTTCACCATGAACTGGAGTTCCAATTGGACTAGCACGAAGAATAGTTGGTTTATCCCAATCACCGCCAGATACACGAAGCATTCTTGTGTTTGGATAAAAAATTTCTGCTTCTTCATCTAGAAGAATGCGAATTAAAAGTTTGATACCTTCTTGCGTTCCCTTCCTACGATAGAGCTCACGAATGTTCTTTGTTAGATTTCTTTTGTCTAACCCAGATGCAAGATTACTTGGAATTGCATTCATGAATGACTTACGAAACTCTTCAAGGAAGTCGTAGATAGTATTGTCAACATCTGCATATGCAAGAAGTTGTTGAATGTTCTGCACAGGACTTGCACGATAACTTGTTACTGTGCCAGTTGCACCAGAGGTTGCACCCGTAATTGTCTCACCAGTTACAAACTGTTGTTGCGATGTGATGAATAGTCTTGGTCTTGTATCGTTACCCAAGTCATCAACAAGAACTTCGGCAGTGGCTTTAGAAGTGGAACCAGTAATAGTTTCACCAACGACAAACTTACCTGTAGTACCAGTTCCTTTTTCTAGAACGATGCGGTCTGCATTCTCATCAAGAAGTCGAGTGGTTGTTTCGACCTCAATAAGTAGATTATCAATTGTTGCAGAGACGACAAGTTCACCCGACTCCAGATACTTGTAGTAACTCTGAAGAAAGGACGAGAATACAGGATGGTCATCTGCCACGAAGTCGGGAAGTTGACCATCAATCTGTGTGCTGACCTTATTAATCAGGTCTGGTGAATATCTGCCGTCAAAAGGTGCCATTAGTTAAAACTCGATGGTGTAGTGTAACCAGAAGTAGTTGTGAATGTAGTATTACCAGAGTCATTGCCTTCAGAAACAGTATCAATAGATGCAGTCACCGTAGTATTCACCAAATCAATTTCAAGTAACTGATTTCTCTTTGGAACAATATCCAGTGAGTCTGGTGTAACAGTAATACGAATTTGTGTAGAAGTTGCACCATCAACATTTGACACACTATTGATAGATATTGGGTCAATTGAAATAGTACCAGCATCGTAGTCAATTGTTCCTGCTGTAGAATCCAGATACGTTCTTACACTAGAAACAATAGAGTAAACTCGAATATTACCATTTCCATCGTCATCGAAGAAAAACTCCGTTACATTTTGTCCAACAATACCAAACCCTGTTGATGCAACGATACCACCACCACTAGAATTATGTCCAGCGTGTGGGTTGTATAATTTATTATTAAAATACACCTTATAAGATTTTGATTCTGCTAAAGTTGGAATAACGTATTTTGCCAAAGAGATATTTAATGTGTTGCCCGTAATTGATGTATCTGTATCATCAATCAATCCTGTCAACTTAGAGTGTCTAAACAAACCATTAAATGTATTCAGATTATCTGTGTTATAATTTGTGATTGTATTACGGACATTAGATTCAATGGTTGCATTACCCTTTGTGGTAGCACTTGGATTAAACTTGACATTTGACTGAAGTATAATAAAGAGTGTTTCGGGGTCAACGATTACAGGAGTAATTGAAGCAACTGTATATTGTTGTAAATTTCTCTTCAAAGTTTCTTTTTGTGTCTCAGTAAGATTTTCACCAGTAGTTGATTTAACACTGATAAACACTTTACCAAATTCTGGTGTGGAGGTCACACCAATACTTGTATCGAAAGAACCTGTCTCTCCACCAAAGACTGCAACTGCCTGAGTCTGTGCAAAAAGTTGTCTTACGAGAGTCTTGTAATCCTCTGTTGTTACAGCCCTACCCTGTGAAGCATAATCTAATGGTGCATTGAGTTTGATTGATTCAATCGACTCCGCTTCTGAACCTCCAGAAGAACTATCAATCGTTGTGACAATCACACTCGAAACAGTATCAATAGCACCAGCAGAAGTAAATACTGAAGCACCGTTACCGTCTTCCTTATTAGACACAACATACTGAAGAATTACAATGTTGTCATCTGACAATGCACTACCAAGAACACCGTCACCAAAGTATACCTCAAATTTACCAACCTCAACTTCTTGTAAAAAGTAAACATGACTTGTGCCAGTAATCTGTGCAATATCTGTTGCGAGAGTATAAGTTGTTGTGGTAGAATCAGAAGCAGAGTTTTGAACCTTAACTGTGAGAGTGCGAGTATCTACTCTATTATCATTGATAAGAAATCTCTGTTCAACATCTTGAGTATTTACAGTATATCTAGAAGTAACAAATGTTCCCTCGTAAAGAACAAGGTTTGAGAACACAATACTGTTACCAATATTTGCCGAAGTTATTTCAGTTGGATTAATGAATGTGTATGCATCACCTTCAATCGTTGTATTGAAAACTGTTCCCGCATCCATCGTTGCAGTTGCGTTTGTGGTGTTTAGTGCAACCTCTACAGTTGCAGTCGCGGCTCTTGCAGACTGTGGAACATATCCAAGTGTCTTTGCATGTGATACAACAGATGAACGCAGAGAAGAACTGTCAAGGAACATTTCGTTTGCAAGCATATTCGCATTGAACGCAAGATAGTGAGTATTGTATGCTAGAGTGTCGAGAAGAATATTCATACCAGAACCTTCAAAGTCGTAATCAGTAAACTCTGTCTGTCCTTTAAGGAATATTTTTAGATTGTCTTTGATATCATCAAAGTCTAACTCTGTTACATTAAGTCGTCTTGGATTTGCGGCCATTATCGTAGTCTCTCTAATAGAACTGTGGTATCAACTAATTCTGTAGGAGCATTCTGTACATAGAACTCGACACTGATTTCATATGCATTGCGGTCCAAGTCAGGGTTGGCCCTAACACCTACTAATCTTGCTCTTGGTTCAAAGTTCTCAATTACGTCTTCAACCTTCTGTGATAATACAAATGCAGTGATAGGACTCAATGGTTCGAATAGAAGTCCACGAATACCAGAACCTATCTCTGGATGAAAAGGTTTCTCATAGATGTTCGTAAGAATAAGATTTCTCACAGACCTCTTGATTGCTTGAATACCATTTACCTTTGAGATATCTTTTGAAGTATTTTTTTTACCAAAGAATAAGTCTAGGTCTTTGTATACCTGTGCATCCCTATCAAGGTTGATATTTTTGGACTGTGCATCAGGAAAAGCGGTATTTAGAGATGCTCCGTGAGCCATGAGTAATCCTTTTTATTCTATTTATACTTACACACTCGCAGTTTGTTTCATAATATACTTTTTAGGTGAACCCCATACGTCTTTCGCATTAACTCGAATGAATCTTTTGTTTGTTTCTTTGTCATTTGGGTTGGGAATAGTCAACATGACATTCTTACCCCTCAACCAAGCATCTCTTTTGTTAGATGCCGCCTGCAATAGAGTCGTATCATTACGAAGTGCATTAAGTAGTTTCTTGTTCACATTTGAACCCTGTCCCTTAGACACTTGTTGGGCCCTTTGCTTCTTTCTCTTAGCCATTAATAATCTCCTTCACTGGCCGGTATGACGTATCATACTCATCGCATAAAAGAACTTCTGATATAACTGCATCAATGTTCTCATGCCAAAAATTTAAAAACTTGTGTACTCTTGGATAGTCTGGTTTAACATCCTGCGTCTGCCATATAAACTCTTGTAGAATGTCGTGATAATCAGTCCTCCAATAAAGTATATTTAGTGTGACTATAGATTTTCTTTTTATAATCATACCTTACCTAACTTCTGTATCATAATTTGATCTGTGTTTGTATACTACCGTAAAGAGTTTCCCCTTAAATCTTCTATTAAGTCCTTTATCGGTGCGGTTATGCCCGGCGTCTTTTGGTCCTTTCATACTACTTTTAAAATAACTAAGTCTTTTCCCCTTCCCCCTAAGTATAATTGATTCTAAATCGCCGGGATGG